ATCTTAATGGTCATGTAAATTGATCCCGCATAGTGAATGTCAGGGTTTCGTAAACGGTCTGCCGCAACCCCGATGACGTCGTCACTTCGACTTCGGCCTCGTACATACCTGCCGCTCGATCAAGGTCGCTGGCGTTCCACTGAATATAGCAAATACCGTTCAGCGCATCGCCGGGGTTGATATAGGCGGTGCGAGTGAACAATATGGTCGTGGTGTCTATCTGTCGGAAGTGCATCAACACAGAGCCGCCAGTGATGTTTATAGGGTCGCCCGAGACATCATCCGTGAGAGTGAATTTGATTTGCGGGCCGGTGTCGTTTTTGACTAGGTAGTGCATATCAGCCTTTCGGGTACTTGTCTTTGACTGCTTGGACAATTGCCTGCATCGCGATCAATTCCTCGCCGCCTTTAATCAAAGCGCCCAGTTGATCGCCCACGGATGGATACGCTGTCCTGCGCATCGCCGAATATGTTGGCTGCGGTGTTTTGGATCGAAGCCAGTCAGCGGCATCGCTATCGATTACGGCGATTGCCTCCGGCTGATAGGTCAACGCATCTTCTGCGGAGTCAAACCAATAAAGGACTTCTTCGTGTAAGTAGTGTGGCATGTTTACCTCAATTCAGCCCATTTGAGCATCGTGTGAACCCCGCCGGAATGAACAATATATGTCTGCTGTGCCGGTACAATAAACGAGCAAAACGCCCCTCTCAAAAAGTGGTCATCCGCACCCCTTATTGCCACAAGAACGTCGTTGACCGTTGCAGCATTATGGGACGGGTTTGACCCGTTGACATACCCATGTGTAACAATAACAAAAATTGGCTTTGTTGTTGCGTTTGTGTAGGTCGTGTCCAGCGCTCTGCTCGCGGTAACATCCTGCCATGTTTGCCCAACCCCAATCGCAACTCCCACCGCGTTTGTGGCGAATTCAGTTGTCGCCAGTTGCGTTGTGCTTGTGCCTGCTTCCGCTGTTGGCGCGGTTGGTGTGCCGGTTAATGCTGGGCTTGCTATCGGCGCATAGGCAGTGATTGACACCCCGCCACCAGTCTTAATAACGCCATTGTCTAGCTGGAGTACATATGCGTTCAGCTCAGTACCGCTGATCGGTGTGCCTGTACTTTGCTTGGTAACAAAATCTATAATAGCCATATTACACTTCCATCAATGTGAATTTCATTTTCTGGTTGAGCCAGTCTATGTCTTGCCCGACTACTATACACTTAACATCGCCGGTATCGTTCGGAGGCATGGCTTTACTCTTGAATGTGACTATATCCCCCGGCTCGAAACGGATCAACCTCATGGAGGCATCAAAAGTCACCACACGGCGACCATTCTGCCAGCGAGTAACATAGCGTTCAGCACGGGCGATTAGTTGAGCCTCTGAAACGCCCCATTTGTCGTTAAACACTTCAAGCCCGACCATCTCATAGTCGCTAATGGAGGTGGTGCTGGCATATACATAAGACTGCAAGAATTGTTCCTGCCCTTCACCGTCACCGGAATACCCAGACATTATTAAGCACTCGTTTTTAAGATCGCTCCATCCTCTGCGGTAGTTCACATTGACGATGTCAATGTCAGTAATCGTACCAACGGCTGTCCCTGTTGGCTCTGGGATGAGCGCCAATTTACCATCACGCATCACCCATTGAGACCCAAGCAACCACGCAAGCTCTGATAGCGCCTCCAGCGCGTTTACGGGTTTTGTGATAACCCGCGATGACCCGATCATGGATGGGTATAGCAACTTCACAGCATCAATGGATGAGAAATCTATCCGTTGAGACTGGATGTTTACATGGTTGATAAGAATATCCCTGCAAATGTCAGCAAGATGGGTTGCTGCATAAGTGATGCTTGCCCATACCGTTCCGTTGTTAATCCATTTTGCAGGATCAGTTCCGGGTGTAATGCCTATGTTCCCCGCCACATTGCTTTCCCATGATGCCGTCCCATAGACAACAATATCGCCTACAGCGTATGTTGTAGATGCTGACCAAGCTAACCCAGCCTTCTCCCGTGGAATCTGAACATCCACAATATCCAGATCGTCGGTGATCGTTAAGGTATACGAGCTACCGCTCCAAGATATATCCGAAACGATGCCGCTGTAGAATCTATCGGTAACGTGCTTGTTATTGATGACAAACCCGACCCTAACCTCCGCCAACTTCCCGCGAAGTTTCTTCGACATCATATCAACCACAATCGAATCAGGCATCAGTTTTGCGGTGAACTTTCCGATCATAGATGTTGTGAGCTTCGGATTCATCTGCGCTGACTTGGTTGATATTGACTCGATGCTTTGAGAGCCGATCACCAGTCTTTCATATGTACTTCTACCCGGCACGAGGGGCAACACAAATGGCAGCGAATAGCCACTGTTTTCAGTCTCTAATACTTCTTTGTGCGTGCCAAGCGTAACTGGGGTGTCTTTGTAACTCAGGTCTATCTTAGCGATGGATGGTGCTTCATCATGGGCAGCAGTAGATGTCATATCAACCTTGGCTCTCCAATAACGATGCGTTCCAATAACGCCGCCAGATGACACAATGCCGTGAAGTGTCCAGCTTGTTAGCGTGGTATGCGTTATATGTGCCGCGTTATCAGTGTAATACAGCGTGACTGTTTGCACAGTCCCTGACGGCACTACATCAATAAACGACACAATACCGTCAGTTGTCGGTAACACCCCAAGATCAATCTGTCTGACAAGCGAACCAGATGTGGTGTATCCCTCATAGCCACCCATAGAGAAACCGATACCTGTGCCTGTCGGGATATACCACACTCCAGTCAATCCATTTACGGCGTAGATATTGAGAGTGAATGACTGGTCATAACGACCACTCGGAATGCCATATTTAGCCAAGTCAGTAACGCTAAAAGCATCGTATCCAACGATTAGGTAGTATGTCCGGCTCTTTGTAAGAGATGCTTGAAAGCCTGTTAATGTATGCGTTGTGATGGAGGTGGACGGCGTGAAGTCAATGCGCTTGCCAATCTGCACACCCGTACTATCTGCCAGATAAGCGTAGCAATTCCGCGCACCAACACCAACGGATGAATAACTTGCCTTAATAACAACACTATCAGCAAGCATTGTCGCCAGAGCAATAAAGCCGAATGCATTATTACTTACTTGCGTCAGTATTTCTTGGTCATAGCCAAGCAATGTGTAAATGGTATCGCGCCACCAGGCTGAGTTTGAGGTGTAATTGGCTGTTGTATAGCCGGTCATACTTATCGTAGATGGTGTTTGAGCCGTGCCGGTAGTAACAACCGCAACGGCTGCACCTTCTGATAGTGTCGCAGAACCCTGAACGCGAGTGAACGACATATTGGAGTCGCTACCCACCATCGGGTCTGCCGCACCAATCCACTGCCCTGACGAGTCAATCACGCCACGAGCCGCCAAGGTCGCATACACGTCGATGAAGGCGCATGGAGTCTGCGCCGTTGTTAATGCGGCAACACGGGAGATTTCGCTATTTACACTTCTCACAAAGCCTCCACCAAGTCCAATTTAAGGCTGCGGTGAACTACGGAGAGGATCGGATATTCCACATGGTCAACATTGCTCTGCACCATGTATGTGGCATTTGGCGAAGTGTCTGGTTGCCATGACCACCAGAACGGCTTGGCTTGCTCGATGACTTCCTCACGAAATACTTGAGAATACTGGTCATAGCTTCTCGGGACTGTACTCCATGAGGGTCTTGCTTCTAGCCTGCGATAATGCGCCACCATATAGGTACGACCGGACAATGAGGTGAACTTATTGCCCTTCAGCACATCGTTGTATTCGTCATATCCAAAATCAAGAAACGGCATCTCAATACACGATCCGAGGAATAACTCGGGGATAGAGATGGTGGAGTTTGGGGTAAGATCAGAATATGTAAGCCTGTATTTGTATTTGCTGTCAACTGCAACAGGAATGTGTGCAGCTAGTTTGTATATGGTGGATACGTTCACCGCCGAGAGTTCCGCAGTAATTAGCGTCACCCATGCCGAACCATTCCAGTAATGCACCGCGAATGTCCCATAACTTGTTTTATACCCGGCAGTATTATCGTGTCTTGCCGCACCCATAATGAACACCGTAGGCACGGTTATGTTGACTTGATATTCAATCTCGACCACACCGGATGCGTTAGTTTTTGGTAATGCCGGGCGCGTTAAGTCAAGCGTAGCCGCATCGCTTATTGGTGATGCCGTCTGCTCCGTACCGGCATTAAGTGTATATGTCGCTCCAACCAGAAGATTGTCGTAGGCAATGATAGGCGCGTCTGTTGTCATGTTATCACCGTGGTGTTAAATCCGCGCCGGAATGAATCGCTTAAATGAGGGGCTAGGCTGTCAGCCAATTGTTGCGCCACTACAGGGTCAACCAAGCCTGCCGGCGCGTTCACTATGATATTCAATGTCGGTGCGGCGGCGGCAGGGGTAGTTGGCGCGGTTGGCGTGGATACCCCCGGCAATGCTGAGGCTGGCGTTCCTGCCGTCCCGCCTGCTGACGGTGCTGCCCCTGCGCCACCGCCGAACTGCGCGGATTGGATAGCAGATATATTTGCCAAGCCGATGCCCAAAGCCACTGCCGCATACGCCGCGCCAACAACAGGGCCTAAAGGTCCTCCCGCTTCTAGTCCATCGTTGTAAGCGTTGATAACCATTGACGGGAGTTTTATTGCGGCAGATGAAAGCGTTAGAATCTTATTAGCCTCAAATGCCGCCTTGCTATTTTTAGCTTGACCCTCAAGCATCTTCGCGCCCATCATCAACGAAGTTGAGTATTCACCCATCTTAAAAGCGTTTACGGCTTTTGTCAGATCGCCCTGTTGCGCTATTTTCGCGGACTTAACCTCTAGACCTGAGCTGATTTCCTGTGTCGCCACGGCATCGCCGAGCGCGTTAAGCGTTGCGTAATACTCTTGTTTGCGAAGGATTTTTGCATCGTCGATAGCCTTCTGAGCCTCGGCGGTGATTTCACCATTAATCCGCAGTTTTTCAAGGTCTCTATCGAATTGCAGGATGTCTTGATCGTACTCAATCGTAGCGAGGTCAGCCTTTACAACCCCTGAGCTAGTAACAGCCTCAGTTTTAATCTCGGCTTTGCGTTGTTGGAATGCAAGCTCACGGTCAAGCGTCCAAATACCTTGCGCTTCTTTTATGGCTTTGTCTGCCTCGATACTTGCCAATTCCATGCCGGACGATGCGGAGATATTCTCGGCTTGCAAAGATAACCCAGCCTGCGCCGTTGCCGACTGCATATCAACGAGTTTCTGTTGGAGTTCTATCCGGGCGTTTATGTTGGCGTTTTCTTTATCCCATTGCCCGCCCATACGCTCATCTTCGGCTTCAACGCTTTTTAGATATGCGTCAGCGTGGAGTTTATTCATGTTTAGTTCGTATGTCTCGCCAAGCTGGAGCTTTGCCACGTCAAATTTCGCGTCAATCGCCTTTATTTTATCAAGGCTTAACTCGTGCGTTTCCTCGAACCGATTCCGCGCCATGGCCATCGCATTATAGTCTGCTGAGTACTTGGCGGTTAGCGCAGCCTCACCTTCCAATGTTGAGTCCTTGATCGCTTGCGCGATAGTCGTCCACTTGTTCTTCTCGTCATTTACCGCTATGGCAAGGCGTTTAGCCGCCTCCGCTTTATCTTTGGCTTTTGCTTCATCTTCTGGCGCGGTGATTTTTAACGGCTTGCCGGGTTTTTCTGATTCATCTATCTTCGCCAGTTCCTTACGCAGCACGGCTAATTCGGCGGCAATTTCCTCTTTCGTGCCGTACATCATAGCCACGATAGGAGGAGCTTTACCTGCCCGTTTTAACTCGAACTCCAGACGCTTAATATCCTGCCGCATCTGATCTGCAACGCTCGTTGTCCAGCTTTTCGGCATCATCGCAAACATGGCATCTGTTGCGTAAATCTTTACCCTATCCCAATTCGCCGCAAGAGCAGCCAGTCTATCGTTGACCAGATCAGCGCGTTTAGCGAAAGCGTCAAATTCAGGGTTGAGCCGTTTTTGTTGCTCGACTATACCGGCTATTTTACGTCCGCCCTCACTCATCAACGGAACAAGTGTCTGATACGACTTACCCAGCAGATCAGAAAGGATAGCCGCCCTTTGGCTCGGGTCTTCGATCCGTTTTACCGCATCCGATAATTGGTAGAACGCCTGTATCGGGTCTTTCGCTGTTATGCCAAGAAGTTTAAGGTTCGCCTCGAACTTCTTATTACCGAGATCAGCATCGCCGATATACCTTGACAGGAATCTTAGACCTACGCCAAGTTCTTCAAGAGACGCGCCAGATTGTTTGGCAATAAGCTCAAATCCTTTTAGCGTTGACGCAGATATGCCCGTGCGGTTCGACATATCTTGGATCGCGTCTCCTGCGTTGATCGTGTCTGTCACAAACTTTGACATCTGATACATAGTGGCGGCTATAGCAAGCACACCGACACGCATCTTACCAGCCATCAATAGGAATGAATCCCCGGCGGCATCACCAGACTTCTTGGCTTCGTCACCAAGTGATTTGAAGTCTTTAGTTACGCCGTCGATCGTTGCCTTGGCTTGATTTCCATCTACCTCGATGATGATTTTCATTTTCTCGGTCATCTAGAAACCCTTTCAGCCATGACAATATCGACAAACCGCATCAGCTTGGCGGGTTGATCCGCCCATCCCCCCGCGTGAGGTAACGTGCCTTTCTCTGCATGGTTCGCCGCGATAAACACCTGCGAAAACTCATTGATCCACTGCACCGGACACTCTGTTATATGCCCGTCAACCCACTCCTGAACTTTCTTGCACGCGGTAGGTGCTTGGTGTTTAAGTGGGCATTTGTTGCACGCCTTACCTATCCACCATGCCGCCGCCGCCGCGCTTACTTTTTTTCTTCGTCACCACTCGGAAATACGGAAGACATTGCCATGCCACCGATATTCAAGACCGTATTCAGCGTCTCGGTATCGGAAATGTCAGCCTTCGTAGCAATATCTTTTGGGTCAAACTGCTCTCCGTTTACTTCAACGGATTCGATGATGTTTTTGAGAATGTAGCTAATCATCTTGATCCGCGCCTCGATACCAGCCCCGACACTTAGATCGCTGATGATAGCCTGCGTAGCCGTGTCGATAACCTTGACCGTGAGCTTGATCCCGTCCTTTTCAACGGTCGAAACCTGACCTTTTAGCAATTTCATTTTGACCCTTTAGGTGAAGGCGATGGCGAATTGATCGTCGCTGCCAGATTCGTACAAACTATAGGTCACATCAAGCGTATGACGCTCACCACGGTCTCCAATAGCAACGCTCTTACGTTTCCCCACCGGAGCGGTGATCGTGGCGATGTTGCCAGCCGTAGCACCGAATGCAGCGGAAAGTGCGGCATTAGTGCCAGCCACCAACGCAGTCCATTCTGCAATGGTCGAGATCGAATCTTTCGTGAAGTTCATGGACGGATTGCGATTCGACACCGCAAACTCATCAAGACCCGTTGTGAAATGGTGCTGAACATCGTTACCAAGATCGAGACCGAATTTGCCAACCTTAACAATAGATCCGTCACTAATTACATCCGTGGAGGACATAACGACAGGCTGAGACGAATCGAAGGATGCGCCAGTCGCCATCGTGGTAGTAGTCGGTGCGGTGTACTTCGATTGCATCGTGAAGGTCACGGTATTCGCGCCGTCGATTGTAGCGTCAATCTTCATCGTACCGACCGCACCAATTAGCTTCCACAGTAGCCCGTCTTGATAGACATAGATCGTGCAGGACTCCTCTGACGCAGCCGAGCTGGTAGGCGCATAAGTCACGGAGGTAGCCGATACGACCGTCTCACTTAGGCGGCAGGATTTGAACAGCGGAGAGGCTTCAGGAGCCGTGCCAGCAGTACCCGAACCGCGCAACTCTAGCGTGATCTCTGCCTGTAGCGTTTTCTTGCCGATCAAGTGCGGGAGGTTGCCCATCGTTGCCTTAACGACTTGCCGGTCAATAGTCCCTGCGGACAGCGTGACGCTTACAGACTTCACTCGCACCGCATCAGTGGCGGCGGCAGGCGTTGGGTCTGTACCCTTGGTCGATTCGATTTTGACTAGTACAAGTTTGTCGTAAATAGTTGCCATGATTTCCCCTTACTTCGGCACAGTGCCGGTTGTGTCAGTCTTAGCCGGCGTTACCGGAACGATTGGTACAGTTTCTTGCTCTGGTTTTGTCATCATAACCCTCCGGTGACGCTTGCTTCGTAAAAAATACTGACTTGCCGCTTACGAGATGCGACATTATCAGCCCCCTGCGTATCGCCACCAGACTGCGGTAGGATTGTTACCCGTGCGACAGTTCCGGTAAGCGTTGGATTAGATGCGATGACTGTCTTAACAGCCAGGTCCAAGGCGTTTAATGCCTTCGATTGATTAACACCGGCTTGGACTAACAATTCAAGATCAATTGTCGAATAGACATCAGCCATGTCGCCCGTCTTGTAGTCAATCTTTTCGCCGCCGTTATCGGTCAATACCACGCAAGGGAAGTCTTGCGATGACAAAAGATCGAGACTGGAATCACGCCGCACAGATCGAACCGAGCCAGACGTGTTGATTAAAGACGAAAGGGCTAACATAACAGATTCACGCACGGACGACCATCACTGTTCTGTGCGTGTTGGCGCGGTCGAAAGCGGAGAAAACGGAGTCGCCGGAAAAGTCGTACAGCTCCATCTTCTTGACCCGCTCCCACTCCCCATCATAGAACGCCTTGTAACGCTCTGCCCTGCGGCTGAACGCATCATTGCCATCATCGGTATCTCTGGTGAGCGATGGGTAGATATACCAAGCCATCGCTCGATAGCAGATAATGTTGACCAGCAGAACGGTGTTTAGCTTGGCTTGGTCGTATGAGTTGATAATGGTCTGGTAGTCACTCATGCCAAGCCCGTATCCATAAACGCCTTTTGCCGCCTCAACGAACCACTCCGTCTTGATCAGCTCAAGAACATCGGCCTCGGCCATCGTCAACTGCGAAGACCACAACGAAACGCCATGCTCCAGAATGTCTGCACGGAATTTAAGTAGATCGGCGTTGGTCGCGATAGACATGGCTTACCCTCTCTTAGTCGCCGATGCCCACTCTTTCAAATAGGCATCAACCACTATTAGCCCAACAGCAAGGCTACATGAGCGGGTTTAACACAGGAGACACCCCAAGCCATTGCAACCTCGTAATGAACTTGGCGATAGCCTTTGTACATACGGATTTCAAACGACAGACCTGAGCGCGGATCGGTGACGATTGTTGCATCAGTCGCTTGATCGCCCTCGGCAGGCACCATCGGGGCGCGAGCCAGCAGAACGATTGCATTGCGGTCAAACGCCATGTTACGGGCAGCAGCGGCAACAACAGTAATTGCCACATTGTCCGCCAGAGCCTTATGCAGACCAGGCGCAGCGAGAACAAACGAGCCGCCGGTAAGAGCGGTTACCACGACATACTTGTTGGTGTCACCGGCGAAGGTAACGATGTCGCCAGCAAGCACGGTGCCAGTGCCGGCATCAACAGCAACGGAGGTTGCGCCAACTGCAAGCGCACCGTTCGACAGGTAGCTTGCGCCAGTGCCTGCGGTGTTGGTTGCAACTTGAGCGCTTTCGCGAACGCTCATACCATGAATGTTCAGCAACTCGCCTTGACGCAACAGAGCATCAGAACCGCCCTCGTTTGCCTTGGTCAACTGAGCCAAAGTACGCATCGAAGCGCCTGCGGTGGTGTTAATAACCAACTGCATGTCGCCAATCGGTGCGCCGTTGTCCGAGAGGATCTTGCGGACATTTGCCGGATCAATCAAGCTCGATGCGAACGGGGTGGTGCCAGCCGTGCCATAAGCGCGGGATGCGTGGATGTGCAATGCGGCCAAGTCAGTCTCAATCTCGTTGACCAAGGTACGCATGGCTTGGGAGATTTGATTCTGGAACACTTTGCCGAAGCCGTGGCCGCCAGAGATGGATGCCTGCTCCTCGCCAGTCCATTGAACAGGAACTGCGCGGGCTTTTGCGATAGACAGCGAGGTGGTTGCAATCGTTTGGCCGCCAGTATCCGGCGCATAAGATGCGGCGGTGATGTCAGCAGCGGTGGACGCCGGGGCAACGAAGCTCCGAACGGTTTGGCCGACAGCAGCACGGGACGCGCTCGCATCAAGCATGACGGACGGGATAAAGCCTGTAAGCTCACGCGAAACAGTGTCGAGCGACTGGTAAAAGTCGGGGATGAGATTGGTTAAAGTGTTAGCAGATGCCATGATTGACTCCTAGAGATTGAGAGATAAACGACATTCTATGTCGTAGGCATCTCGCCCACCCTAGGAGTTTACCGGCTTCCAATCGCCCCTACCCTTACGGGATTTGGACTCACAATAGCAGAAAATTCTATTCTGTCAATACCCCGCCACCACGAATAAATGAAGATTGATCCGCTGGCGGTTTTTGATCGAATTCGGAACGGGAAATAGATTGCTTGTTATCCGTACCCTTGCCGCCGGTAGAACCCGACCCTGATCCTGTTGACTTCACTAGATAAGGATTGGAGTGCATATAATTCTGCACATAAGACTCGACCGTGAGCCTTTCGCCTTTATCCGTCATGGCAACACCTTCTCCAGCGCGAACGAATACGCCGCCTTGCTCATCGAGAGCGATTGAATCCCGGACGAGTTTAGCGATAATGCTAGGCTCATGGGCGTTGTACTTCGCCGCCGCGCTAATGATTTGCCCGTCGATAGCGAGTTGCTCGAAGCGTTTTTGCCAAGCCGTACCGTTGGCTTTTGATTTTTCGAGAGACCCCGTCAATTCAGCCTCGCGCCGTTTGAACAATTCTTCGTGACGGTTTTCAGCAAGCATCTTTTCTTCCTCTGCTTTCTTGCCGGTCGCCGAGATTTCATCAAGTCGCTTCTGTAATGTTTCGGCTTTCTCGCGCTCCTCAGCTTTGCCCTTGCGATGTGCCGCCGCCTCGCTTTTCAGTTTCTCGATCTCAGATTGCAACTCTTCCAGAGTGGACATCATTTATTCCTCATAAGTTAAACTTCGGTTTTTGCTTATTCTACATCGTCAACAACAGCTCTAAAGCGGTGGATGCAGTTCCACCCACCCCGCACTACAAATGGATCGCCTGGCTTTTTACCTGCCCAAGACTCCCTTTCCCATGCCGCGATTTCTTCTCGGGTGAAAACTTTACCAACGTGATTCACACACCATTCGCGGGAGTCTTTGACCGTCCCGCCAGTGTAGCGAAACTTAGTAACACCAACATCAGCCGCTTTCTTCTGCGTGACGATTGCGTCTGTCTCCATGTATCTTGTTCGGACAATCGTGTCCACATGTGAAAGCATTGGATTTCCACGCTTGTCTGTCTGCCCGATTAGGTACTGACCCACCTGCTGGATTAAGTCCTCTTGCTTGCCGCCGGCAATAACGCTTACATATAAGGCCTGGCTAATTTGCGATTGAGCCAACAGCGAAGCGGAGGTGATCTCCATCCCGGTATCTGTCATCATAGCACTAACGATAGCCGCGTCAGCCCGCCCGAACGTAGACTTAACCCCAATGGCTGCCGACAGCTCTTTGTTCGCGTCCTTGGCTGCGGTGATGAACGATTTAAGGACTTTATTTGTCACACCATCAAATTCTTTAGCAAATATCGCGGCAATCTCAACCCGCATATTCATGGCTTTGGTTAGTTCCGCCTGGTCAGTCAGCAGCGCCCCATTATCATCCACGCGCAACGATGCCGCCAGTGCCGCAATCTTACGGTTCACCTTATTGAGCGCGTTTTCCAACAGCTTAGCATTGCGGTCAAGATTATCCAAGTTTCGCCTTTACATGGTCGCCAAGGATGGTAACGATCTTATTCATATCCTCATCGTTTAGCGCAAAGAACGCTCGCTTCGGTTGCTTGCCTTCCCCGGTATGATGCACCCGCGCCTTTAGATCATTCTTGGCTTCTGGGAACAGAACGACCGCCGTATTACCTTCAACATTATTTGTCATGTTCGACAGCATCTGCCCGGTGAATTCAAGATTCACGGTCTTTTGGCGACCCTTCTTTACCCGATAGGCTTCATACTTTTTAGAGTATGGCGCGAACATTTTCCCATCAACATCTTTGCCTTTACCCGTCCGATTTTCGACTAATTCTATAGCTTTGAAGCCGATTTTAGTCAGCAATTCTTTGTCGGGCGTGGAGGCCGCTTTAAGTTTAGAAAGGTCTGGCAACTGGACATTGGTTGCCATTATGCCGCCGTCAATAACTCTATCGTTGATGGAGTTGTTAGCTCAAGTCCGATTAAGTCGAACACCGCCCGCTCTGTATCATCATCCAGAATACGTGTCGCAAGTTGTTTGGCAATCTCAGCTTTGTATGTCGGACTGGTGATAACAGATAGCGACTTAATCGCCGTGTCGATGTCAGCAGACAAGTCCTTAACGCCGAACGAGTCGTTATACTTGATAGACCCATTAAATTCAGTGCCAAGCCAGTTGGCTACAAGTTGTAGCAACCTGACTTCCGTCCGCTCCATACACGCAGCCTTGCTAGACAATAATCCATTCAGTTGCTGGAACTCAATCTCCAGCGCAACGCCAGAAGTTGCCACGGTCTTTTGTGCGTTGGCGTGTTGTGTCCGCGCGATGATCGAGAAGTCATCAAGCATGGCCTTACGAATCTCAAGATACCGGCTCGCCCCCACCATGGACGGCTCAATATAGCGATGCCCGACCGAATCTCCTGACGATCTTATAAGCGCATTTCCTGAGCCAACAACGATCTCTTGATTCCTGATCTCACCGGAGAACTGATTGCCGGACGGCATTGGCAACGACCCATCAGGGATTTCCATCATCGGGAAGGCGGCACGACCCATCGCTTCAAGCATTTTCGAATCGTTGTTGAATACCGATCTTTGGATGTGCGCTAAGTCTGCGATGTCAGACGCAGCGCACATCGGATCAAGTGCCATACGATTTGTATGCAGGACGAAGGGGATTATGCCCAACGGATTGATGATTTCCTGCTCTAGTTCGTATTCGTCTATCGTGCCAGCAACGCGACCATAAACAAGCACAGAATCCACAGTCCATACGCGCAGCCGGTTCGAGTCTTCCTCTAGGATCAACTTCACGAGCTTGGGTCGCCCACCATTTACCCTCTCGTAGTCCATGCACCAAATGTTTTCTGGTGCGTATGTGGCCACATACGGGCGAATATCGTTTGCCAGTTCTTCGCCCATTGATTCAGTGACACCTTGCGGTTTGTCAACAACGACACCAAAGATTCCATAAATCGAACCTCTTTCGCTGATCGCACGGATGACATCTTGATACCTGTTGCCCATGAAGTCAGCATCATCCACAAATCTCTGCATCAAAGGCGAATCGCTTAACGAGCCAAGGTCTCGCATAGGATCGGTGCGGTATAGATAAAAGTTGTATAGATCAACCACCGGCGCACAGTAGTTGATGACACACGCCTCTTTTAGCCGTCTGGAGAACGCAATATCCGGCTCTCGTTCGTGTCGAATTAGATTTGCTTTGGCATACATAGTGCCGCCGTTGTAGGTGTTCTCGAAGAACTCCCAATCGGCTACCATCGACGCGAGCCTCGCGTCCCGCTTGAATCTTACAGTGTCCATACATTCCCTTCTGCGCGGTTGACCCTTGCCGGATACCGATACACGACAAAATAAGTTGCGGCATCAATAATATGGTCGAAGCCGGATGTTTTGTCAGGTTCGCCAGATTTATTGTACGCCTGTTTCTCAAACGCCTCTGTCAAAACCGGACATTTATCACCATTCACAAACAATTTACGCCTGTATGCCGACAATATCAATGAGTTTGTTGACGTAATCCTATCACGTACTGGCGGATTAGAGGCATAACAGAACACCCTTAGACCGGCTGATCGAAGCAAAGCCAGATCAGAATGGCTTGCGTTGTTAGTCGATCTACCGCCACCAGACGCATCAGGATAAACCATAATCGAATGCCCGGCATAGCGACTTGCAATGATTCTTATGATGGCGGGAGTATCGAACGCGCCAGTAATCTCATCCACCGCATAAGGCGTACCATCTCGCACCACCCAAACAACTGCCGCCATGTTCGCCACGTTGAAGTCCATACCAATATGCAAGGGTTCGCCCATGCTGATCGTCGCTGTTGTGCCGTTTAGCGCACGGTCGAATTCGTGATAAACGCTTCCAAACGTTAAATTGACGAACTCGCCGTCTAAATAGGCGCTTAATAGCGCTGATGGGTAGCTGTTGCGTAGGTTGTCAATGTAACCATCTGGCAGATTCGCCGCGTTGTCCATTGTCTTAGCACGAAACAATTTATACCCTGGCGCTTTGTTCTTTACCCACCGTTCATAAACAAACCGGAAGCCTTCGGGCGTGGTCGCTACCGCTATCGTATTCGCTATGCCGCACTTCTGACGATTTCTTGCGATGACCCTGTTCCAGACGTGCCGCGCCTTTTCTGTTGGCAATGTGTCCAACTCATCAAGGATCGAATGCGCCACCTCGTACCCGACGATTCTTTCTGGATTCTCCATAGTCCTGAACACGATACGCCCTGCGTCTGGAAACGATATAGATGCTGTGGCACGATTTAATTTATAAGCCCACCCCTTCCTTTCGCAAAGCTCTGGGAAGCGTCGATAGGCAATGTCCTCCACCAGTGGATATGTTGGCAGATAGTAAGCAATATCCTCTTGGCGGCAAGTCACCTTTAACGCCATTGCCCTTGCAATGGCGGCAGCCGTCTTGCCGCACCCGAACCCACCAACGAATGCCGGGAATGGTTCGCGGCTTATCGCGAAGGCTCGTTGAGTTGGTGTGAGCAATTAAACGAACTCATCGATTGATGTAGGGAATGGCATCTGATGCACTTCATGCACCTGCACCTCTGACCAACGCATCTGTGTCTTGCTCCACCAGATCATGGCTGTAGTGTCGCCGCCCATTGCTTTCTGGAATAGTGTTTTCCCTACCTGACCGTTAGCCTTGGCTTTGCCGGACAGCAATTCGGGACCGAAGTGTGCGCGCAGCGTGTCGACGTGGATGCCATCGCGCACCAATGCGCCGATCTGGTCGATGGGCAAGCCGTAGCCTGACAAGGCCTCGACCTGCTTGCGCTCGGCTGGTGTTGGTTCAAAGGCTGGTCGGCC